TGTGTACGTCTACATCTGGACCAGCTTCTACATTAGTATTGGAATCCGCTACATATCCCCCTGTAGATTCCATAGGAATACTAGTTTGTCTAGGATCTGCAGCTGTATCATCTACAAAGTTGAAAGATAACTTACGCTTCTTCTTAGCTTTCTTACCCTTCAATGCTGGGTGCTGAAACATTTGTGTTACTTCCCACTTCTCAAGACCATACTTCTCTTGGATACCTGTTCTGTCAATACCATTTTCAAGGTCTTCTAGAATCATAGTTACAGTAATAGTTGATGGTGTTGTGTTCTTTTGCGTTTCCTCGCCAGGGTTTGTTCTTGCTTCAATCATGATTTTTTAATTTAAGCGGTTAATCAATAAATATATTTGACCAATCTAAAGGCATGGTCTCGCCCTTCAAATGATCGCAACGTGAGCCTGCAGTTACATCATCCATAGAGTTGAATGAAATCATAGTCTGATCATCCTCTCTGTAGATATAACCAATAGCATCAGCATTTGCGCATGTAATAGATTTAATTTTACCAGTAAGATCTAGGTCCTTCGCTGCTACTTCTTTGCCTTTCTTTTCAAGCATTTTGTCTTTTAAATGTCCAACGAGTATGACATGATCAGCTAGTTTATTTAGTCTATCAATCCATTTCTTGTACGCAATACGTAAGTACAGATAGCCTGCACCGTTAGGCAAAGAAAGTACAGATGCACCTGGGTTCTTTTGTTCAAAGTTTTTACCCATTGGTGTAGCCATGTATATTCTCTTTGCATCTTCTTCACACCACTCTTCGAGCTTAGTGATAGTATCAATGGCAATGTACTTGTACGATTTGCCATCTTTCATAATTGCTTTACCAACTTCAGTTAGTTCTGCTAGATCATTGACCTTCACCTTAAGTGCGTCAACCATATCTGAACCATCTTCCAAGTCAATAATTAAACAATCATCTAGTTGTGATAATGCTGTAGTCTTACCAATCTTTGGTGGACCATAGATTACCATGTTCTTAGGCGATTTACGGGACGCCTTAACCTTCTCTTTAGGTAATGTAATCATTAGTTTCTTTCTTTAATAGTGAATGTACTAAGTTCTGCCTCATAAGGTATCATACCAAGTAAACCGTCACGGTTCTTTTCAACATGACATGCAAGTAAACCAACAGGGTCTTCATCGCAATACTCACCAGTGATACCATATAAATCATGAGGACGCTGTAACATCATAACAACATGCGCATCTTGACCAATACTATCACCACCAAATAAATCTGACAGCATAGGTTGATACTGTGCCTTAGCACGATGCTCTTGTTCAATGTTACGGTTGAGCTGTGACAGTAATATATTGATAGTTCCCATACGTGACTGCATCCACATGCATCCCTTAGATACTGTATTCAGCTTTTGTAGTTCAGTATCTTCACTGCCTCGAATAAGTCTAGAGTGATCCATCAAATTAATGATAGTTGCTCCAGGATTATTGTTAAAGACATCTTCATTAGCATTTTGTATAAACTCCATAGTCCGTGGGACATTATTGAAATATATATTGTAGTTAGAAAACTTTCTAACCTTACTAGCATATGTCTTAAAATCTATATCAGACAGTGGAGATTCTACAGACAAGAGCTCACCCATCTGTTTCTTCACATCCTTTGAAGCTGAACGCATTACCTGTTGGTAACCCGGCATTTCAAAGGTCCAATATAGTACGATAATATCTCTATTAGAATTATTATCTAGCACATCAAATACAAGTTGATTACTGAATGCTGACTTACCAACACCAGGACGACCTGCAATAACATACATCTTGCCTTGTTGTAGACCACCAAGAAGATTCTTGTTAAGTCTAGGCCACGCAGTTTTCAAGACATTTCTTTGTCCCAATTTAGCTTGTTTAACTACAGCGATAGATTGATTGACTGCTTTATCTATCTTTTGAAAGCCCCTTGTTTTAAATACATCAAAGCTTTCTGGTGTTCCGTTTTGATTCTCCATCTGATTCATCTATATTTTCATACTTTTCCCAAGTATAATTATTTAACCATGTCTCTATGTTCTGCATGTACTGCAGCTCAGTGACTTTAAGTTGATTACGTAAACCCTGCATTACTTTTATATGTATATGAGGCTTACTTTTTACAACTCTTTCATATCGTCTTTTAGCTTTAGCATTGCTAGAGGCTTCTGGATCTTTAGCACAAAGCACTCGAATGTTACCTGAAGAAGTTTTAACCCTGTTAGGATACAGTTCAATAAGTTCAGCAAACATTTCATCAATATTACTAACAAATAACTTTTCAAACTTAGCACTAACAAGGTCAAGCTCTCCCTCTACAAGCCAACCATTGTCTATAAGACTCTGTCTCACATCACTTAGCTTGACATCGTCCAATATACTGTAGGCTTCTCTATAGACTATATATAAATAAACATACTCATCAGGAGATAAATTTTGAGAACTAATTAGTTTAAGATTAATATCCATATCCGCATTGCTTTCTATTTAATATAAAATCATCTATAGACGATCCTACATCAAAAACTTTCATCACTTCCGTTAAAGTTACTCTGCATTTAAACTCTTTTAGTATAAGAGTAGGATATTCATAATATGATTCTACTTTATACTTTTCATTTATAAGCTTTATAGCAAGTAACATCATCTCAACAGACATGCCACGAGTTACTACTATATCTTTTATTTCCATACTACATTGTTTAAGGATTTAATACTACTCTTTAACCATTTTTCTTCCTGACTATCTTTAACATAGAGTACGTATATCTTACCAATCTTATCTTCTTGATAACGAATGATACGACCAACTCTTTGTATCATAGTCAAAGCTTTACTGGTTAGTCCACATATAACAGCCATGGTTGCATCTGCTACATCAAAACCTTGATTCAAAGCTTTAGTTGAACACAGTACAGGCTTATTACCTGATCTGAAATCCTCTAATGCTTTTTCTCTTTGCTTCTTAGTCTTGCCACTGTGATAGACAGTAGAGAATGTATCAGTAGCATCAGCAAGTTTATTTGTAAACTCATTGCTACCACCAAATACAAGTATCTTCTCACCGATGTTTTTGATAACAATCTTTTGTAGCTCTGCAACTTTATTATCTGCATGGTCCACTACAGCCTTACGCTGTCTGATAGCCCTGTAGAACTGAGCAGCAGCTGCCTTGTCTTCAGAACTAGCAGTGTGCTTACCTGCACCCATAATGTGTTTAGCTCTATCAAATGCATCAAACTGACCAAGACAATACTTAGCATATACAAATGTATTGTTTGCTTTCTTGTATTCTTTTTCTTCAAGATCAGTTAGTTTAACTGGGATACATACAATCTCATAGGGAGATACAAGACCTAGCTTTACACACAAGTCCAAAGTTATAGTATATACAACAGGAGCTATTTTATACAACACCTCTTTGTATTCATAATCTTCTGGTAGTGTGGCAGTCATGCATAACAATCTATCCCAAGTATTGTTCTCAAAGAACTTACGATACTCAGGTGATAGACCTAGGTGGATCTCATCACAAACTACTACGTCATAATGATTACCATCTAGTTTGTATGCAGACTGATAGCACATAATATCTACACGTTCAAGAACATCTTCATAGCCCCATTTAATAAACTCTTGTTTGAACTGCTCTTGCAGTTGAGTTGTAGGAACTAGAACAAGTGCTGTAGAATGTAGATTATCAGAAAGAGTTTTACCAACAGCAATAACGCCACACCTAGACTTACCGAACCCAGTACCAGCAATAATGCTGCCCGTGAACTTATTTTTTGCCCAAGAGTTGATAGCTTTCTTTTGTTCTTCATCTTTTACTTTTATTAGTTGATTCACGTGCACTTCCATAGATTAACTGTCCTTTCAGTAGCTGAGTCATAGTAGTCACCGGCATGTTCTATTAAGCCTTTTTCCCGCAACTCAGATACTCTGCCAGTGACTCTATTTATGTCCCAATCTAGTTTCTTGGCAATCATTCTATTTGTAGCTTGTCCAAGTTCTAGTTTTAAAACTCTAAGAACTTGCTCTTGCCTTTTACTAATAATGCCGTCTTCTAATAGTTTATTATAAGACGCAGTTGATTTTGCATTTACCATAATCTACTTATTTAATAAATATTCTCTAATTCTACTCTCGCTTTTACCTAAGACTTTGGCTATACTCTTTACAGACATGCCATTTTCTTTAAGTTTTTTAGCTTTATTAGCTAACTCAACTAATGACAGATTTCTTATCTCTGTCCAATCTTTAGTTTTACTGTTCCAATTCATATTATTCGTTTGCTAATTGATTTAAGTTAATTATATCTTCTTCTATCTGCTCTTCTAGCTCTTCTCTATCTACAATTTCTGTTTGAACTAGAAAATTAAATATATCTACCGTTACCATATTATCACCATAAGCTTCTGGTAGTGGCACAAATATACCATGTATTTTCACACCGCCTCTGTAGCCTACTTCAAGCTCAGGTGGTGCATACTCATATTTGACAGTTACAATATATCCACTGTCAAGTTCTAATTGATATTCTTTCCACATAATTTTATTTTGTTAAAACTTTTTGAATACTAAATAATTGCTTTCTTGCTGAGTCTAGTTCTAGTTTTAGATACTTATTCTCTGCAACCAAAGCCTCTATATAATCTGCTGTTGAATCTTCAGACACCTCTACTTTACCTTGAGATGCTGCATACTCGCATAGATTATAAAAATGTTCATAGGTACTATCAGTTTCCATAAGAGAGTAATGCTGTTTGAGATAATACACAACAGAACTATGATCTCTCTTAATGAACTTACCAATAGTACTCAAAGGTAAGGGAAGAAACTTCCTAGCTACTACGCAGTACATTCTACGAGCATCAACTAGCTTTCTATCCCTACCCATTGTTTTTACCTTATTATAGTCAACCTCAAGAACCTCACACACTAACTTAAGCAGAGTATGGCACTTCTTTAGATTGTTTACATTATATGTTTTTACTTTTCCCATGATTTACTAATATTTGTGTCTGCCTTAAGCAAACCATTAGTTACTACTTTTAATGCAGCTTGTTCCATGATCTCTGTCATTCTAACTGACCATGTATCTGCAAAACTTTCTTCACATATAGTATCAATCTGATCATGCACAGTCATTACTATCTTAA